AAGAACGGTGGGAAGAACGGTGGGAAGAATGGTGGGAAGAATGGTGGGAAGAACGGGAAGAACGGTGGGAAGAACGGTGGGAAGAATGGTGGGAAGAATGGTGGGAAGAACGGGAAGAACGGTGGGAAGAACGGCGGGAAGAATGGGAAGAACGGTGCTATGGTAGTAATATTAGCACTATTATTTGAAGCCAAGGAAGTTCCATTAGCATTAGTTGCTGTAGCTGAATATGTTTGAGAAGTGTTTGCTGTATCAGCAATAACTACAGAAGTTGCATTAGCCGCTAAATCTCCAGATGAAGATCCATCTGATCCAGTAACATTATGTCGTGTTAATGCAGATCCTCCAGAAGCTCCTATTTGCCAGTTAATTGTATTTTGATTAACGCCAGCTGTTGCAGTGAGTGATTGTGGGGCTTGAGGAACTGTAGTTGCTGTAATTGATGACGATGTTGTAGCTGCTGAAGTTCCGTTGGCATTTGTTGCTGTTACGGTAAAAGCATAAGAGGTTGCTGAAAGAAGAGATTGAACAGTTACTGGAGAAGCTCCAGACCCTGAAAAGGAGCCAGATGTAGCAGTGTAAGATGTGATTGCAGAACCACCAGTTGCCCCGCCTGTTGCTGTAATAGTAGCTGCACCATTATTATATGGTCGTGCTGTTCCTACGTCTGCTACTGTTACTGTAGGTGCCTGTGGAACTGTAGTTGCTGTAATCGAGTTTGATGTTGTAGATGTTGAAGTTCCGTTAGCGTTTGTTGCTGTTACGCTGAAAGTATAAGCTGTTGCTGATGCAAGTCCCGTTACGGTTAGTGGAGAACCGCTAGAAGCAGTAAAAGAACCTGGGCTCGATGTAGCAGTAAAGCCACCAATTGCAGAACCACCATTTGATCCACCTGTTATTGTAATAGTAGCTGCACCATTGTTATATGGGCGGCCTGTTCCTACGTTAACCGCTGTTACGGTTGGTGCTTGTGGAACTGTTGTTACGGTTACTGCAGCAGAAGCAGCAGATGCAGCAGAAGTTCCTGCAGCATTAGTTGCTGTTACTGTAAATGTTGGAGTTGCTCCTGAAGCAATTCCAGTTACTGTCAAGGGAGATACTGCTCCACTTGCTGTCTGTCCTGTGCTTGCTGTTACTGTAAAAGAAGTGGCATTAGGAGAAAGGGCTGGTAAAGAAAACGCTACAGATACGGCACCGTCATTAAATGCTCTTCCTGTTCCAACGTTTGTTCCAACAACACCTGTTGGTGCTAATGGCTCCAAGAAGTCATTTGACGCTTGGGACTTTTTACCTATTCTCTTGCCTGATGCCATTCTTAATCTCCCATTTCTTATTAAATATTTGTATTACGCTGTCAAGTCTCCAAAGACAACCCATGTATTTGCTGCTCTCTTTAAGAGAGTTGCAGATGACCAAGTTGTGCGAAGCTTCAAGCCAGGTGTTGCATTTACTGTAACTGTTCCAGATACTGGGGCAATTGTTACTTGTCCCGCTCCAGTTTGAAGAATATCAATTGATGTTCCAATTGGATAATTTAGTGTAGCATCTGTTGGAATTGTAAGGGTAATTGGTGATGCTGAACCCATTTCAATTAGATCATCTCTTTCAGTTAATGATGAAAGTGTGTATGATGCTGTCTTTTGTGAAATTGGTGTTAAGGAATCTACCTTAAGTCCAAGGCTAGTTGTTACTGATGCCGCAAAGTTTGCGTCATCACCAAGTGCTGCAGCAAGCTCATCAAGTGTGTTTAATGCTGCTGGCGCACCAGATAGCAGTGCGTTTACTTGCGATGTTGCATCTGAGATTGCTTCTGCTTTTGCAGTTGCAATTGCGGTAGCCTGTGCTGTTGAAACTGGCTTTGCTGAGTCTGCTGTATTATCAACATTAGCAAGGCCGACATCTGCTTTTACTAATCCCGATGGAGAAGTAATTGTCTTATTAGTTAGGGTTTGTGTGCCAGTTGTTGTAACAAGCAAACTAGTGTCTGCAATTCCGTGAATATTTGTTGTATCGGCTTCGTGTGTTGAAAGCGCTGTTACCCCTGCTGTAAGCTGAGTTTGAATGGCTGATGTTACTCCATTTACATATCCAAGTTCTGTTGCATCAACTGTTGAAGAGATTGCTAACTTAGTCCAATCAATTGCTGCTGTGGCATTTATATCAGAGTTAACAATCGTGCCTGCAACAATTTTTGCAGAAGTAATTGAATCGTCTGCAATTTTAGCAGTAGTTATTGCTGCATCTGCAATTTTACCAGTTGATATTGCTAAATCTGCAACATCTGCTGTTGCAACTGCTCCGTCAGCAATCATTCCAGATGTAACTGTTCCAGATGGAAGAGTTACTGTACCAGTAAATGTTGGTGAGGCTAGTGGGGCTTTGCTATCAATCTGAGTCTGAATAGATGATGTAACTCCATTTACATATCCAAGCTCTGATAAGTCAACTAAGCCTATTGATGTTGTTGAAGGCAATACAACCGTGCCAGTAAATGTTGGAGAATTTAGCGGTGCTTTTAGATCCAAGGCTGCTTGAGTAGCAGTAGAAATTGGTTTAGCTAAATCTGAAGTGTCGTTAGCGTTTGTTAAGCCTACCATTGCCTTTGTAATACCAGACACTGTACCAGTAAATGTTGGTGAGGCTAGTGGGGCCTTTAGATCAAGAGCTGACTGAGCAGCAGTTGAAACTGGCTTTTCTGCATCTGTTGTGTTATCAACAGACCCTAGTCCAACCATAGACTTTGTAATACCAGATACTGTACCAGTAAATGTTGGTGAGGCTAGTGGAGCCTTTAGGTCAAGAGCTGTGTCGAGGCCTGAGATCTTAGATGTTGCAATTGCTGCTGCTCCGCTAATGTCTGAATCTACAATTGCTCCGTCGGCAATCATTCCAGATGTAACTGTTCCAGCTGGAAGAGTTACGGTTCCTGTAAATGTAGGTGAGGCTAGAGGGGCTTTTAGCCCAAGCGCTGTGTCTAGGCCTGCAATTTTTGATGTAGCAATTTCTGCGGCTGCATTAATATCTGCATTCATGATTGCTCCGTCGGCAATCATTCCAGATGTAACTGTTCCGACTGGAAGAGTTACTGTTCCTGTAAATGTTGGTGAGGCTAGTGGGGCCTTTAGATCAAGAGCTGACTGAGCAGCAGTTGAAACTGGCTTTGCAGAATCAGCTGTATTGTCTACATTTGAAAGTCCAACATCTGATTTTGTAATACCAGTAGGTGTGTTAATTATTGGCGAGTTCAAAGTTTTATTTGTAAGATTTTGAGTTTCTGTTGTTCCAACGACTACATCTGGAAGGCTTTTTCCAAAAATAGTAGTCAATGTTAATACTTCAATGTTGTTTATTTTAATAGATTTATCTGCAGGGATATTAATATTTTCTGAAACATCCCATGCTGATTTTGCAACGCTATATTTGATTGATTTATCAGTTGTTCCCTTTAATATAATTCCGCCGTTATCTGCAGCGGCATCTGTTGGGCTTGATGTCTGTCCCAAAACAATATCTTTATCTTGAACTGTAAGTGTAGTTGAATTAATAGTTGAAGTTGTTCCATTTACTGTCAAGTTTCCAGAAAGAGTTAAATTAACTGCAGTTGCATCGCCAGTAAGAGCTGGTGAAGATAGGGGTGCTTTTAAGTCTAACGCTGTAAGTGTGGCAGAAGAAACTGGCTTAGATAAGTCTGAAGTATTATCTACATTTGAAAGCCCAACTGAAGATTTTGTAAGGGCAGATACTGCGGTTGAAACTGCTGAATTTGCATATGTTTTTGTAGCAAGCTCTGCTGTATCTGCAATGCCGTGTACTCCTGTTGTGTCAACATCGTGAATTGAAAGTGCGGTTCCCGCTGCAGTAGCAGCTGCAGAAATTGCTTCTGATTTAGCAGTTGCTACGTTTGCTGTAGTTGCTAGAAGTGAAGTGTCAGCAATTCCGTGTACGTTTGTTGTATCTGCTTCGTGAGTTGAAAGTGCGGTTCCCGCTGCAGTAGCAGCTGCAGAAATTGCTTCTGATTTAGCAGTTGCTACGTTTGCTGTAGTTGCTAGAAGTGAAGTGTCAGCAATTCCGTGTACGTTTGTTGTATCTGCTTCGTGAGTAGCAATTGCTGCTGAGATTGCTGCTGTGGCGGATATTTCTCTCCAGTTGCCATTTGTGCTTGCAGGGGAAGAGGCAAGTACATATGTTGTTCCATTGTCTGACTGGATTGCAATATCGCCAGGTTCTGCGGTTAAAGCCAAACGTGCAGCTTCATTTGCTGCTGAAGAAACTGTAACTTTTGCTAATGGGGGTAGCTGTGCTGATGGAATAAATCCTGATGAGTCCAATGACGCAACACCATTTGCAACACCTTTAGTGCTTAAAAGAATATAATCGTCTACTGTTTGTGAGAGAGCATAGCTTAGTGAATTCCAAGGGGTGCTTCCATCTCCAAATTTAAAAGTATTAGTATCTGTTTCAATACCAATTTCTCCTGGTGCTAGTGTTGGGTTGGCGGCAACCCATTGACCTGCTTCGCCTCTTCTTAATTGTAATCTTACTGTTGCCATTTTGTTACCCCTTATATATTTTATTTATACTGCTTATTGTATCATTTATTGCTTTAAGATATGACTCCAGAGTCAAAAACCATAGAAACATCGGCATCTGTAGAAGATGGAGATCCACCATCTACAAACTTGCTTGTTACTTCAGGAGTAACTCCATTTGCCTGCACTGTGTAGATTGGTTCTCCGTTATAGTCAATGGCCAATCCGATATCCATAAAGCTAATTTGTGAAGCTGGATCTGGTATATCTGAATTAAAAGCTATTGGGGTCCATGTCCCATTTAGCTGAATTTGTAGCTTATTTGTTGCTGTATCAAATCTAAGGGGGGTTTGTCCTAAAACGACGTTAGACCCAAATGTGGCAGTACCTGCTACATTGAGTCCATTTTTTACTTTAAAATTCTTATTTTCTGTTGCCATTTAAGTTCACATATCCCCTAAGTGTTTTGGTGGGGTTTTTAAAAGGAACCCCATAACCTTGTTATTTAATTATTTAATAAGTGTTGCTACTACGGTTACTGTTGTATTTGCATAAACAGTATTTACTTCTATTCCAATGTTTCCCGCCACATATGAGGCAGTAATTGTTCCAAGGGAACCATTTGTGCCAGTCTCAGCAAAATCAGTAATTGCTATGTTATTTGATGAGTCTGTAGTTAGTAGAATTTCTGAAATTTGTGAATGTGTTGCTGTTGCAAACTTTACCCACAATTTAGCTGTTGGATAGTCTGACTTAGCCCATGACATTACAGAAGAGCCTGTTGCTATTGAAGCAAGAACTGCCTGGGCTGCCCGTTGTGAAACCAGGTCATTTACGTTTACTGCTGTAAACTTTGTAGTACCATTCTTTACTGCAGTAAGTGCTGATGCTGCTGTAGCCTCTGCTGCTGCCTGAGCTGCGTTAGCTTTTGTAGTAGCATCTGTTGCTGCTGCTGTAGTTGCTGCTGACTGAGCTGCATTAGCTTTTGTAGTAGCATCTGTTGCTGCTGCAGTTGTTGCTGCTGACTGAGCTGCATTAGCTTTTGTGGTAGCATCTGCTGCTGCTGTGGCTTCTGCTGCTGCTTGAGCTGCATCTGCTTCTGCTTTTGCGAATGCTGTAGTTGCAATCTGAGTTGTGTCAGTGTTTGCTGCTGCAGTAGGTGCTGTTGGCACACCAGTAAGTGCTGGTGAAGCAAGAGGAGCCTTTGTCGCCAAAGCTGATGTCATAGTTGTTGCGTAGTTTGCATCGTCTGCAATTGCTGCTGCTAATTCATCAAGTGTGTTAAGTAAATTTGGTGCTCCTGCAACAAGGTTATCTACCGCTGTTGAAATTGCTGTATTTCGGTTTGAAACTTCTGTTGAAATTGCAGAGGTTAATGCTGAGTTTGCTGCTGTTGCTGCTGCTGAAATTGCTGCTGCCTGGGCTGCGTTAGCTTTTGTAGTAGCATCTGCTGCTGCTGTGGCCTCTGCTGCTGCCTGGGCTGCGTTAGCCTTTGTAGTAGCATCTGTTGCTGCTGCAGTCTGTGCTGCTGAAGCTGCACCGTATGCATCATAAGTATTTGCAGTTACAGATATTGCACCTGTTGTATCATTGTATGAAAGACCAGTACCTAAAGAATTACCTATAGCATCTTGAGCTCTTTCATCTGTGTAATATTTATTTGTTGATCCTTCTGAGATCTCGTCTGAACTATGTCCTGAAAGGCTTGATACTGTTCCAGCTTGACCGCTTACGTTACCAGTTACATCACCAGTTACGTTACCAGTAAGGTTACCCGTAAATGTTGCAGTAATTGTTCCTGCAGCAAAATTTCCGTTGGCATCTCTTTTTACAACAGTATTAGCTGTATTGGCTGAGGTTGCTGTACCACCAATAATACTAACAATGTAGTCTTGGTCCGCTTGTGCCTTTGTTAATACATCAAAACCATTGACGGTGGCTGAACCACCTTCAACGATAAGACCATTTTTAACTCTAAAATTCTTATTTACTGTTGCCATTGATATGACTCCCTTTTACTGCTTTTTATGCTTTTAGTGCTGTTCTAGAATATCTTACTCTTATGGAGCCTGATATCGGCGCAACACATAGACTTATTATACCGCTATTTTCTTCAAAAGTTATATTACCCAAAACATCATTTGTATTTGAAATAACATTAGATTCGGACATGTAGACATTTGCTCCATCGTTTAGAATCAGTACTGTTGAGCTTGTAGTTAAGTTTCCAGCCTGCTTATCAATCTGAATTTTATACTCAACTGTTTTGTAAACATTTTTAGAAAACGAATCAATAGTTGTTTTGTTCTCTATACCGTTTATAGTTAAATCATTATTGCCATCTAGCCCCAAAAGTTCTGAAGCGTTTTCTGCATCAAGGGTAGCTAAGTTTGTTTCTAGCTGAGAAACCTTATAGTCTATTGAATTTACATCTGATGATCCGTTTACGCCTAGCTTGTTTTCAATTGCTTCAATTGCATCATTGACGTTGCCATGCAGAGACGCATGGCCTTCCATTGATTCAGTTGCAGCAGGATTAGTAAAGTTATCTTTTGATGTAGGATAATTAGTCGCCAATTTGGCCTCCATCCAACAATGTTAACTGCGTGTAACTTGCATTTACATACGATGATGTTGGAGTACCACCGTCTATGCCTATTATAGCAGGACTTGTTTCTAAAACTCCTGCGTTATTGTTAATATCAGAAAAATCAATTGTTTCTTGTAAATTAACTGTATGTACATTTCCATCATAAGAGTGAGTGTGCATATAAAATGGAGCGGGATCAGTAGAGCCAGGAGTTAAGTCAACCCACACTGCACCATTGTATATCTTAATGTTTTTACTTGTTACATTAAAATACACGTCTCCAGTTGACCCAATTACAGGATCTTCTGGAAGTGTAAGTAGATTTAATAATGACTTAAACTTTTTGGCCATTTGAAATCCTTATCCTATTACAACTACTCTATATTCTCCAATTGCTGGTGCAACTGCAAATCTAATAGTTACAACTGAATCTGATGTATGCTCAATGTCTGCCTCAATTTGTGCATATGGAGAAGCAACTTCATATATAGCAGCCACAATATCTTTTGTTCCTAAATTGTGAGTTACTGTATAAGATGTTGCTGAAGTATTAAGAGTTGTCTTATACTTTCTTGTTATCTCATGATAATTTGTTCCATCATTAGTTAGTGTCCACTGATCTGATGTTTCATTCCACAATATTTCTACATCTGCAGATGTTCCTCGTTCTACACGGATTCCAGCATCTACTGTTGGTGCTCCTGCAAAGTCGGTATTTAGGTTAATCTTATTGTCAACAATATTTACCTGAGTGGTATTTACTGAGTTAATTGTTCCAGTTACATTCAAATTACCGCCAACTGTTAAGTTATTAGTAATTGTTACGTCATCTGGCAATCCAATTGTTACGGCTGCTGACTCTCCGCTATTTGGAGAAACAGTAATTTCATTGGCTGTGCCAACAATTGTTGCTACATAATCTCCAGTTGTATCTGTTCCAAGGGCAATTGAGTTTGGCTCAATTGTGGTTGATATTGTTACGTCTCCCAAATTTGTCATTGTTGCAGAACCAGTTACATCTCCTGAAAGTGTAATTACTGGATCTTTATTAAGAGATACTGCTCCTGCTGTAACTGTAAAATCTGTTGAATTAAATGAAGCAACACCCTTATTTGTATAAGTTGCATCTTCTGCAGATACCGTAATTGTGTTATTTGTTACCGCTACATCAATTCCTTCTCCGCCAGATACTGTAAGAGTGTCTGTAAGAAGATCGACTGTGTCTGTTCCAGTGTCTCCAGCAACTGAAAGATTAGTTGCTACGCTAACTGTTCCTGCTGCAGTTAAACGACCTTGAGCGTCAACTGTAAATGTAGGAATTGCTGTTGTTGATCCATATGAACCAGCAGTTACAGCGGTATCGTCTAAATCAATTGTTGTTGTTCCAGCTGGGTCTCCGTATGTTGCTGTTAAGCCAACTCCGCCAACAATAGATGAACCGATTACATCTTGTATAACTTCTGTAGAGCCAGACATTGGCATCCATGGACCATTAGGTGATGATAGTCCATTATAGTAATACATTGTGTTATTTGATGTATCGTAGTAAATCTGTCCAACTACTGGATTTGAAGGTGCTGAACCTAAGTTTTGGATTCTAGCATTGAGCAACTCATTCTTGTTGAGATCAACGCTAACTAAAAATTTTCTTGCCATTTGCTATCTCCTTATGACAGGTATGCTGTCCCTGAAAATGGTTGAGCCATTGTCAGTGTTATTTGGTTATTACTATTGTAATCTATTCCAGTTTCTAAAATATCTCCTGCGCTTGATTTAACTGTAACGTTTGGTTGATACCCAAGCCCATGGCTAATAACAACAGAATACACACCTAGGGTTGGCCCAGTGACCTGAGCGAGCTCCCAAGAATAAGCTAATGTATTATTTGTTAAAAATATTTTAGTAGATCCTGACCATGTTAAATCAGAAACTTTTGGTCCGTGAAAAGCAGAAGATACCGTGTCGTAATAAAAATCTCCAGTAAGTCCTAAATTTGCTGCAGGATCTCCAGATCCATTTAGAATAGTTCTTCCTCTTGGGCCTTGTGGTCCAGGTGAAGAAATTATGACTTTGTTTATTTGTTCTTTAACAACTACGGATTCTACCATTATATGGTCACCGACCTATTTAGGGTTATAAACCCTTCAAGGAGTTTTATTTTATTCGCATTAGAATCTACGACCATGATGTCATATACAGACTTTGGGTAAAAGAGTTTATTTGTTTGAGTTGGTGTAAGTGTTACAGTTACTTTTCCAAGTGGGCCGTTTATTACTATACCGCCGCTTGGAGATGTTAAAGTTACTGCTAGCTTTGTTCCACCTTTTACATCACGAACCTGCATTTTTGCAGATGCGCCAGTGAGATCAATCGCATTACCATTGTCGTCTTTATATTCTACTACAAAGCTAAATGTTGCATTCTGATCTACTTCGAAATTCTTTTGTCCTGCCATTTGCCATAGTCTCCTAAATAGGAATACTCCTGTACTAATTTTAGCACAGGAGTATTTCTAATCGACTATATTTACTTGTTTGTGAAACCGAACGATGGTTCGTTTGGATTAAGTGCTTTCAAAATTACGGGTGCTGTGGCAGCAAATCCGCCCAATAGTAGGTCTCTTGGACTAGTGTTGCCAGTCATATACAGAGCAATTGCTGCTCCTAGAAAATGACGTCCATAACTTGCTAGTGCTGCTAGAATTTTCTCTTGCATTGTAACCTTTCCATCTCCATTAAGATCTTCTTTAGCTTTTGCCATTTTTGATCCTCCTTATTTCTAGGCGGGTAGCCTAGGAATTTTGGGCTTTAGCCCAATTCTATTATTGTACCACTATGCGCTAATATCTACCAATTCACAATTGCCATCAGAGCTGCAAGCAAGAGTAGCATTTGTTGAAGTTCCATCTTCTGTTTCATAAAAAGATAGATCTTCCCAGCGAATTTCCTTTGGCATCTTTGCAACAAGGGCTTCGTACTCCTCCTTGCTTACTTCTTGATAAGGAGCTTGCTTATAAGAGTGATCTGAATGTGGTAGGAATGAAATTCCAGACACTTCATCAAAATGCTTGTACACCCAGGCGCCAACTTCCATCCACTCATCTTCTTTTACAGAAACTGTAATAGATGGCTTATGCTCACACCATGCACGTTGGTAAACCAGCCAAATATTAAGGTGCTCAATAGCTGTCAAATCATTTCTAACAATTGCACCTTCTGGTGCCTTTACTGGAAAAGAAAAAACATAAGTTTCATTTGGCTTCATTACATCATCTTCTACTGGAATCCCAACTTCTTTAAGAAATACAGAAATAGGATCCCCCTTGGAACCACGAACAGTTCTAATGTAGTATGGAGAGTGCCACGCATGCATGCCAGAAGACACTCCAACTAATTGGGAAACAGTTCCAGATGGCTTTACACATGTAATAGCTGCAGACTCGGGAATTCCAATTTTCCCTGCTTCTTTCTTATTTGCTTCTCTTGCTGATTCACGAAGATTCATTAAAAAGGCTTCGAGGGAAACCAAATCTTCTTTTCCTGACATAAACTTATTTCCAAATTGTCCTGTTAAAGATACTCCAAGCAAGCGTTCTTCTTCTGTATTATCTTTCCAGATTTTTCTAAGATATTTAAAATCAGTAAGCGTAGATTGCCATGTGCCAAGGATTGTAGCTAGTTCTACCTTGCGTTCAATATCTTTCTTTGTATCACCTTCACGTAATACGACTTCTGAAAGATTGCAAAACTGGTAAGGACGTAAAATAATTTCTGAACACGGGTTAGTGCCATAGTGTATATCTGGATCTCTTCTTCCATATTTGGCTGCTTGGGTTTGAGCTGCGGCCACATTGTATATACCTCGTTCTCCCGACTTTGAGTCATATAGAGATTTCCATTCTGCAATAAATTGCTCCATATCTGGCTTGCGTGAGTATGCAACAGAATTATTAGACAACGCTCTCTGAGGGCTTTGCTCCCACCAGTTTCCTGATTTAGCCTGTGCCATTTCAATATCATTAATGTTAGAAAGAGAAATCATTGCTGAGCGACGAACTCCTCCTACAACAACCACTTCACCAATCTTGCACATAATATCATGACATTCAATTGGCTTAAGATTTCTTCCTGCGGCATTTTTAAATTTTGCAATTGTAAAATCAAACAAGTTAACCAATGGCTGCGGGCCAGATGATCTTCCGCCCATTGTCTTAAGTCTTGCGCCTGCAGGACGAACCTTAGAAACATCTATTGCTGGAATCTGACCCGACCAAAGAAGGGCTAGCAACTCACGATATGCTTTTGCCCATCCTTGCTTTGAATCTTCTACAGTAATAACTGTAGTTGATTTCTCTAAAGATTCTGGGACGGCAGGAAGTTTATTAATGTACTTGTATTCAACAGAAAACCCTACACCCGTTCCACACATAAGGATATACATTGTTTCATCAAATGAACGTGGTGAGTCAACTGGCAAAAAAGCACAATTGTATCCTGCAACATTATCTCGTTCTAATGCTGCTCCTGAAGTCATTACGGAGCGCATTGAGGGCATGACATTTCTTTTGAATACACCGTCTTTTAATTCCGCTACAAGCTTTTCAGTTGGAATATAATTGTGGTTTTGTTTTAAGTGATTCAGCATGTAATCAAAATATCTATCTACTGTTTCACCCCACGTTTCACGACGGTTCTCTTCTGGAATCCATCTAGCGTAACGCGATAACGCAATAAAATTTTCGTAAGGGTTTGCAATAGTATTTGACATTTATAGTACCTGTTTCTCCGCCTAGCGGTCTAATTTAATTTAAGTAGAGTCCTATTCTACCAAACTTTTTTACGCATGGGAAGAGCATTAAATTAAAACTAAAGAAAACAGCTTTATTATTAGTTAACTAAAACAAATATAACATGAACTCTAGGTTGACAGATTAAACTTTTTAATGGTATTCTTAGAGTTCGTTATCTCTATTGGAGGAAATGCCTATGGAGAATATAAAAGAAAAACTTAGCGATGTTTTACATCACTATGTTGCAATAGCAGTAGCTGTATTGTTTTTATTTACTGGTCAACCAGAAATGATTCAATCAGCATCTGCACTGGTTGTAAAACCAGATGTAAAAACCGAAGCACAACTTGACAAGGAAACGCTGAAGCAATTCAGTAATACTGTGTGGAAACCATCTGAGTCTTTAACAGATAAAGAATTGGTTGAACTTCTCAAAGCTGTAGGCTTTGAGGGTAGCGCCCTTAAAATGGCGTGGGCCGTAGCTAAAAAGGAGTCTAATGGACGCCCAATGGCTTATAACGGCAACATAAAAACTGGAGACAGCTCTTATGGAATTTTTCAGATTAACATGTTGGGAAACCTAGGTGATAATCGTAAAGAAAAGTTCAAACTGGACAGTAACTATTCGTTATTTGATCCAGCAATCAACGCAGAGATAACGTATTATATGACCAATGGCGGTCAAGATTGGTCGTCATGGAAA